CAGGTTCGGAATCCACTCCAACCTCTGCAAGTTTTTCGGCTACTCTCTTGGCTACTTCTGCCTCAAGTGCGGCCTCTGCTTCCCTGTCGGCTTTCTCTGTTTTCAGAGCCTCTAATTCTGCCTTTAGGGATGTGATTTCATCTTCTGAATCCTCGTCAACTTCTTCGTCAACAACTTCGGATTTCTCATTCATTGAATCAAGAGTTTCCATGATTGTCTTGAGTGCTGATGCAACTTCAAGAAGTGCCTCTCTTGGTGAGGGCATTGGAACTTCCTCAGTTTCCTCAACAGTCTTTTCCTCGACTGCTTCGATTTCGGTTGTTTGCTCTGCAACATCTTCCACCATTTCAGGTGCATCGACTACTGCCGATTCTTCCTCTGTTGCAACTGCATCTTCGGTGATTATGTCCATGTCCTCTGAGGTCATTGAACTATCGGATGAATCGAGGGGGATATTAACTGAATCGCCTGAATCAATTTTTCTCTCAATGGATTCTAACCTGTCTAAAATGTGTGAAACTGACTTCTTATCATCATCTTCTTCATCATAATACCCTGCTTCTTCGGGCATATCTCCAGTATCGACATCAACACCTTCCCACTCGTCTGACTTACCATAGACGACTGTGATGTAATTCTCATCTTCCTCAATGCGAACTATGTGTTTCTCAGTTGCATCAAAGTCGAGAGATTTTGGAGTTTCACCATCGCATCCACATCCACATCCTTTCGTGTCGGTTTCGACACACTTGCAATCTCCAACACAATCACAATTTCCGACAACTATTGACTTCTGAACTGAGAACAGAGCATCGGGGCTGGCTGGAACATCAACAACAGAAGTTTCAACCCAGTCAATCTCGGTGAACTTCATGTAGCAACTGTCGTCATCTTTGCATTCTTTGACTGCCGCTTTAGCAATGAATCCAATTGAAAATGCCTTGAGCATTCCCTTGCGTATTTTGCGTGTGATATCTTTCTCACCACCATCAATGATTGCAGTTCCCATTGGCATAGAAACTCCATTGACATCTTCCATACTTACATCGGTCATTCGACCAATGACTCCGTAGGTTTTGGAATGGTTGTATAGTATAACTGGATTCTTGGAATACTTCTCCCAAGCATTCATGATTGCTTTGGCTTCGACCAACTCTCCATGTCTGTCAAGCATATCATCTCCACCGACATAAACTGCACCACGAATCTTCACATCATCCTCGTCAGATGGTTGGACTGCTTTCTCAACTTGGAAAGGAGTCACGATTCGATAATGAATCTCAACAGGCATAGCATTTCCAGCCTTAGATTCAAATGCATCCCCCTCAACAATAGTGGCTTCATCAATATCGAAAGTCGTGGACATATCTCCTTCCTCAGAAGTGATGGTTCTTGACTGATTCGCTTTTGCATCCCCACACGCATTGTTGCACATTGAATACGCCATTGCGATTGCTTGTTTGCTGGGTGTCTGAGGTTTCTCCGTCATTATATCTCCAATTTTTCTCTTAACACAATCTTCAAACTTTTCATCTTCCATTCGACATGGTGGACTCTTGATTGGTGTCGCATCATCTGAGGGTTCTTTTGCCACTACCTATCTCCCCTCAACATCATGTCCAATTTGGTTTTGATTTCAGCAAGTTGGACTTTCACATCTTGCATATCTTCTTTGGCTTTCCGATGGTGGGCTCCAAACTCATTCTTCACTTCATAGAGAGCGAATACCATGAATCGGTATAATGCGTAAATCGACCCCAAAAGCAAGACCAGTGGCAATCCATAATCTTCCACCATAGATAGTGCAGAGAGAGCATCAGTCATCTAACTCATTCCCCCTGTTAATGACCCATAGTGTCTGCGGTATTCATCCAGTGATTTCTCTAAAGCATTCTTCACATCTTTACGACCATCTTTCATTTCTTGAATCAATGCTGGTCTAAGATATGGTCGTGGTGGAAATGGAGCCCTACTGAACCTTCCAAACTCAATCACTTTAGCATAATCGACCATAGTTCCTACTCCGCCAAATGAAACTATTCTCTGTTGTGGTGTGAATCCCATTTCGATTCGACCACTCGCCCTCAAAGCACCTGTCTGAACTGGTGCGTTTCTCTTTGCTCTTGTGAGGATTCGATTAGCCAATAAATCAACGAAAGAAGGCACGACTTTAGTTGGAATCTTCGCACTTCCACGCCTCAAATCTCCAGCAAACTTTGCAAAAGGATTCTTCGACATTATCACACCAGTAAGTTCGTATCTTCTGCACCCTCAACATCGGGTCTGAGAATCTCGTCATCCGGCAATGGTGCAGTTGGTGATATTTCGTCTGATGGCTCGTATGCAACGAATGTGCAACGACAGTTTGGATGAGCAGGTAATACTCCACCTGATTTGTCGATTGGATATACCGCATCCTCAAATGGAATACACAAATCTTTGTCAGTCACGGAATCAACAGTGACTAATCTCTGAACCTGTCTGAATCCAACTTTCTTCAATCCTGAAAGGTGTCCATTCTCGACAACTCTCCTTGTTTCTGTTCTTGCAATTCGCTTGTAGTAATAGCGAGGGAATGACTTCCCTGATGGTGCAATTCGATATCTCATATTTCTTTCAACCCATTGCCAATTTTGTTGCTCAACAAGTGCTTGTTCAAAGACGGTTAGGACTTCTTTTCTGAATGCCCCAAGTGTGTTTTTCAATGCTGGAACTCTCCACCGAGCGTTCCAATATCTCATTGCTTCTGCATCTTGGAAATCAAATGATATTCCAACTCCAGTTGCATTCGCAAGTGCGGCTAATGTGCTATCGAATCCGACAGTCAATGATGTCGATGTCGATACGGTTTGTTTGTCGAGAAGTTCCTGTAATTCTCTGTCGAGTAAATCAACCATCCAAACCAAGTCATCTCCACCAACTGCTTTGGTGATTTTTCCATCCATAGAACCTGTCGGCCTCGACATTTCTCCGAGAGAATACTCAAAGACATCGTTGGGGGATATTCTTTCAGATAATTTGGAGATATATCGGTCTGCAAAATCTTGCTGATTCTTCAACAACTTCTTCTCGGTTTCTCTTGTTGTCAACCTTTCTATTCTATCATATTGAGTTCGACTCGCATCTGTGATTTTCTTCATCATTCCTTGAAGTTCTTCTGCCGTGTAAATGACCTCAGTTTCAGGTTCACTGAACTTTGGCATCTCCATCCCCTCTGCCTCATCATCATCTTCATCCATCGGATTTGGAAATAATTCATCCAATCCTATCGTGTCGGAATCGACATCATTAGTGCTGGTGTTTGGTTTGTTGATTGAGAGTTTTGGACTGAGATAGAATGGGTCGTTTGCCTGTTCATCCTGAATCAGTGGGAAGCCCAAGATTTCTCTTGCTTCATTGACTGATATTGCTCCTTCTTGTCTGAGGGTTGCAAGGGCAGTTGCTTGAGCCTTGAGAGTTTCTGCTCGCTCTGTTTCTCTTGATGGTCTGATGCTGATGAACTTGAACTCCCAATCGGTAATTCCGAGTAGTGGAAGAATGCGATTATTCATCATCGCTGAGAGTCGATTATGGTAGGATTCGACAACATCATACCAAGCATCCAATTGTTGCTCAGGATTGGCTAACTTACCTGTCTGAACCCAACCAAGTTTCATCGGTGGGATTCCGAAAACTGCACAGATTTCTTCTCGATAATAGTAAAGCAAATCCAACTGGGCTCCTTCCCTTGTCGAGTCAATCAAACGGTGCATATTGAATCCAGTTCCACCATTGATTGCTATGAGTCCGAATGGTGATTTTCCACCTGAGAGTTGTTGCTCTATCAGACCCAACATTGACTTCATTTCACTGTTAGAAATATCACCCACATTCAGGATTGTTTTGGGCAATGTTCCAGTGTAAAGCATATTGAGATAATTGGACAGATTCAACTGCCCTGCGATAATCTCCATTAGAGGAATCAAAGGACTTGAACCGTAGCCCCTTCCCTGCCTGAACTTTGAGATGTGAATTACCTTATTTGCATCGAACTTCCTTACCTCTTTGTCGATACTTTGGATGTAGGCCATTTTAGGTGGCTTTGGGGTCTGATTTGCCGGAACGAGTTTCATGGTTTCTGATGGAATAGTCCATACTGCTTGAAGGTCGCCGCCATATACCCATTCTTCCCCATTTACAGTCGATTTGTCGGCACTTCCATCGAGTTCTAAGTAGGCATCCCCAAAGAGGATTAAATCGAACAGAAGCGACTCCAGCCACTCATCTCCCATATCATCGGGATTTGGCTTCTTGAAGAAATCACGAATCTTCTCAAGTTGCTCCTGACTTCCATCCTCTTTGCCTTCTGCAAGAACGAATTGATAGCCATTCGCAAGAGTATCATCAACACACCTACGAAGGATTGCATTTACGACCTCAGATTTGAGTGAAATCTGCCTGAGAAGGTCGTAGGAAACTTGGGTATCTGCACCAGTTTTTTTCTGTCTGCCTACCGAAGTCGATGTTCCTATTTTTGCTAAAGATGCAAGTGTCTTACCATCCCAAGTCAATTCATCTGAATTGGGCATATTTCTTCCGTTAATCAAGTCTGATATCTTTTCAGCATCGGAAGGGTCAGGTCGCCTTCGCAAAATACGGTCAAGAATGCTTCGCTGACGCTCCGCCATAGGCTTTCGTGTTGAGTTGCGGTTTTTCACCATACCCCATCATGGAAGTTTATCGGGGTTGAGAAACATGAATGAGAGAATGAATAAAGCGATAATTAAACAACATGATTCATCCATCAGACCTCAATCCCATACCAGCCCCCTGCTTGACTGTATTCTCCCTTGAACTCAAAGGTTGCAAAGATGTCGTATTTGCCTGATGCAACACAACATTCTGTCAGATTTACATAATCCCAATCTTGGTAGTATGTTTCGTATGTGAGTTCATTTTGGAATCCAGTGAAGTTCCCAGTTTCATTATCGTAAATTGTCCAAATTACTGTGAGATTGTGAGGCTCATTTTGACAGGCTAAATCAGCATCCCAATGGAAAGTAAATGTTTCATTTTCTTCCCCGTATTCCCAATAGGCATCATACATCTCAGGGTCGCATGGTTCCCCCTGTTCTTCATACTCACAGGAGCCATCATCATTGTCTGCATATCGGTCATAGTTTCTTGCGGCTGGGTCAGTGCAACCCCATCTTTCTTCGGGTTCTTCCTCATACTCACAGGAGCCGTCATCTTCCCATGCATCTTCGTCATAATTCAGAGCATCTTCATCGGTGCAACCATAGATAATATCAGGTTCCTCACAAGTATCGGTTTCGACACAATCTTCCTCATCATCTTCGGGCTCATCAGAACCATCTCGACAGTTCTTGTAGCCGTCATCGACAAGCGATGCTTCAATGGTCGAACCATCACCGCAAGTGAAGTCATCTCCCCACTCCCAGTCATCATCTCCAATCCACTCGTCATCTCCATTACCCATTGGTGTGAAATCGACAATACCTAACCCCTCTGCGGCAGGTAAAACGAGAGCAATTATCGAAGCGATTGTGATTATCAATTGGCGTAATTCCATAGCCCTCTCATTGACGACCTCAATGATTGAATCTGCTTCTTCTTGCGACAACGCCATTCTCTCCTACTCCACTCCATTCAGGGGCGAGGATATTGACGGTATCGGGTCACAACATCATTGGTATTCCAATGCTGGCTGAAACCGCACCCAAGAAAATCAACATCATCTTTTGATTCCAAGACTCAACGAACTTTTCAACTGGGTCTAATCGTGTTTTGATGACGGCAATGTGAGTTCTCATCAAGGACATATCTCGCTCCATGTGAGCAAGGTGATTATCCTTGATTGTCGATATATCCTCTCTGAGTTCTTTCAGGGATTCTCGCAGATGTTTCAATTCGTCTGCATCTGTCAAAAAAAATCCCTCAACTTTCTCATTTACTCTGTGTCGGCTTCGACAAGTCTTGCGATGAGTTCAGCCTTAGTTCCCGATGTGGAAAGCCCCTTCTCTTTGCAAAGTTCAATCAACTCTGCTTTTTTCTTGGCTTCCATAGCATCAGAAACGGATTCAACTGCATCAACGACATCTTCGATTTTACTCTCACTTTCGGTCAGGGTATCAATGACTTCATCAAGACTGATTTTACCATCAGCCATGATGGTCTTGTATTTCTTCAATCCCCAAACGACCAGTGCGAGTGTAGCGGCCAAAGCCGCAATCCAAAGTTCCATTTCAACGCCCATTATTTCCATTTATTCACACTCCTTTCTTTCCTTTCTTTGTGTTGTATTCATCCATGTCTAAATCGTGCTTCTGCCTTAGTGCCGCCTGTTCATTTTCATGAGCAACTCTGACCATTTCTAACTCCTTTCCATGAGTCAAGAATGCAGATGCATTTGTGAGTTCAGAGTCGATACGGGTTGGTAGTGCGGCCAACTCTGCCGCTTGCTCTCCTTTCCATGATTCCAAGACAGAGTTCATGAACAGTAAAGCAGGGGAACCAATGATAGCAATTAGAGCCACATAGAAGTCGAGATTTTCTTGAACTAAACCAGTGTCGTCTTGGATTCCTGAATAGATGACATAGCAAGCGAATGCAAGCCAACATAGAATCAGTGGAACACCGAGAACTAAGAGCATCATGTCGTTGAATGTGAAGGGTTTCTTCGGGCGAGTTGGTGGCTGGATTGGGGAGTCTGTAAGAGCCATGCTAATACCTTGATTCAAAATCTGTTGAGTTGAGGGTCTTTACCATTTCGTAATTTCTCGGTAGCAACTGGCCCTAAATGAAGGGTTTTATATTGATATTTGGAGATAGTCAGATTGGGAAGTATTGATAAGCGGAACCATACTCGCCAACACTATGTCTATACTATGGAACTGGGCAAAAGCAATACGAGCAATTTGGAATAAGCCTCTCCGAAAGGAGATGATACGCAACGGTGAGTTCATCGCTTACCACTTGCAGATGTTATTTGGACACATCTGCTTTTTGGAGTGGGCAATCTCCGGTTTAGTGGGGGTATTCTGAATGGGTAAAACACACGGATATGCAAACTGGGTATGTGGTGGAATCTTTTACGGTGCAAACCGTGATGGAACACAGAGAACAGAACCAAGATGTATCTGCACAAAGAATTGCACTCCAACACACTATGATTGGAGCCAACACAGGAGATGAAAAATATGGGTTATTACAGAAGAAGAACAAAAGTCAGCGATACAGTGCCTCTCAGTCAGCAATTGAAGAAAATATCTAATCATCCTTTGACATATCCTCGCATCAGGGTGAAAAATCCCGATGCGAACTATCATTTCGATGCATACATTGAATGCCCTGATTCAACTGAGCCAGTCGAGGAAATATGGGTAGTGCGAAATAGGTATCTCGCAAATGCACATCACATCTGTCAGAAAGCGGATATTTCACTTGATGAATTGAGGACAATCTTAGCAGAGGGCAGAGTTCATTTCGGACATGATACAGTCAGAGATTGGTGTTTTGACTCCGAGAAAGATAGTCCTCGTAGGGTCGTATGGAACATGAGTGGATGGGCAAACTGTATGTGCAGAAGATGCATGGCAACTGGGGATGCATCTCGCAGAGAAAACTTTGGTGAAATAGACGAGGAAATGAACGGTTGCAGAAAGTGTGGTGGAACAGGATTGAAGTCACGATGGGAAGTCAAAGGAAACGAACTTGGAAAGAAGTGTTGGGTATTCCCTGCATCATGGACTAACGAGGAATGCAAGAACTTCATTCAGGCTAAGATTGACAAGGTTGAATCGGCACGAATTGCAAAGGTCGAAGCACGAAAGCAAAGACAACTTGAGAAGGTTGCAGATGCTTTGGCTACCAACGACAGAATGATGATTGTCGAAACTGGTTGCACCCTTGAGGAAATCAAGAATGCTTGCCCTAACAATTCCTTCATCCGAGATGTATGCGATAAGGGCATGAATGGGGTCGTTCTATCTCTAAAGCAATTGGAAGCATTAGGCAATGCTTACGACCGTCAAATGGGCAGAAATAAGGCAAATGAGGAATACAAGAAAACTGCGTCAGAAGTTCCAAGTGGTCGACACGAAGTAGTCGGTGAAGTTCTATCTGTAAAGTGGAAGGATTCTCACTATGGTGGTGCTTACAAAGCACTGGTCAAGACCTCTGACTACAAGGTGTATGGAACAGTGCCTTCTGCACTTGTGAAGGTATGTGGTGGCGACCCATCTCTATTGGTTGGAAGCACCATCAAGTTCACCGCAACTTTGACTCCAAAGGAAGTTGGATTCGGGTTCTATTCTCGCCCAACAAATGCAGTTGAAGTCTGAGTCTTACGCAAACTAATCGGGGGGATGGCTTCGGCCATCTCCCCTTT